ATGGCCGAGCGTCACCCCGCCTACGATGGCTTTGAAGCGGGTGTCATTGTGCTGAACGAGTCGGGGGTCGAGTACCGGGAAGGCTCTATCGTCTATGAGGGCGAGGAACTGCTGGGCGGCTGGGCCCGAGTCTACCGCAATGATCGCACCCGCCCGTCCTATGACGAGGTGAAGTTTTCCGAATACAACACCGGCAAGAGCCTCTGGGCGGCAAAGCCTGTTACCATGATCCGCAAGGTGGCGCTCGTCCATGCGCTGCGGGAGGCGTTCCCCAGCACCTACGGGCTGACCTACGACGAGTCGGAAATCGGCGTGGAGGTAGACGCAGAGGGCACGGCCCGCGAGCTGGACGATGACGCGCCCCGCAGCCTGCCCCGGCATGGCCGCAAGGCGCCCTCCAAGCCCGCGGTGGAGATTGTGACCGCCGATGCCAGCGACGATACCGGCGCAGTGGACGGCGAGGGAGACCCCTTCGCGGCGGGTGGTGATGCACAGTGATCGTCAGAGTAAAGGTCCCCCAGGGCGTGAAGGTGTCCGGCACGCTGACCAAGCCCGGCGAGCATAAAACGCTGGGCAACAAGCCGGTGTTCATCCTCAACGTTGAGGCGGCCAGCGAGAAAAAGGACGGCCGGTGGGAGAACTACTATGTGGACGTGAAAATCTGGGGCGAGCATCCAGAAATGGAGGATATGTACCAGAAAGGCGACTACATCGAGGCCGAGGGCCGCGAAATCGAGGACCGTCCCGGCAAGAACGGCGTTATCTACCACAGCATCACGGCCAAAGACGTGAAGCCGGGAGGTCTGGTGATCCTGCGCTGGATGCAGCAGGCCATCGATGCGATGCTGTCCGTCTCTACCCAGGCTCCGCCCATGATGACCGAGACGGACGAGAAAACGCCCTTCGACGACCCGACCGCCCAGCCGGTGCAGGCTTCAATGGATGACTACTCTGCCCAAGGCGGGGATGAGGAACTGGAACGCCAGCTCGACGCAACTGAGGAAGACGACTTGCCGTTTTGAACAGGCCGATGACGGGGAGGTGATGCAGATGGCCAAAGGACGGCTCGTCAGTACCAGCTTCTGGACAGACAGCAAGATCGTTGATGATTTCCTGCCGGAAGATAAGTACCTATACCTGTATTGTCTCACCAACCCGCATACCAACCTGTGCGGCTGCTACGAGGTCAGCGTCAAGCAGATCTCCGACGAGACAGGGTACGACCGGGATACCGTGGCGCGGGTGTTGCAACGCCTGGACGAGGTCCACGGGGTCGTACAGTACAGTGCAAAAACCAAGGAGCTGCTGATTTGTCACTGGTCGCGCTACAACTGGTCGGCATCGGACAAGCTGAACCGCCCTCTTCTGGGCGAGATACAGGGCATCAAGAACGAACGGTTCCGGGCCTTTGTGGCGGAGCTGTACAACGCCAGACCGTCCGTGACGGTCCCATTTGAGTGCGCCGCCCCAGTGGAAACCGCGCTGGAACCGGACGGAGAATCTGCGCCGGCCCCCAAAAAGAAGGAGCGGCATAAATACGGCCAATATGGTTGGGTCAAATTGACCGACGAGGAGTACGCCCGGCTCCGGGCCGATCTTGGCGAAGCAGAGCTGACCCGCTGCATCTCCTATGTAGACGAGAGCGCCCAGGGCAACGGGAACAAGAACAAGTGGAAGGACTGGAATCTGGTCATCCGCCGGTGCCACCGGGAGCAGTGGGGAACAGGGCGGCGCAACGCCGCAGCTCCTGCCGCCTCTGCCGGAACGATGGACGACCTGCGGGTCCTCCACGATATGTTTGGAGACGAAGGCCAATGACGAACAAAGATATGACGGAGCTGTTTTCGGTCATGCTGCTTGCATGGCCACAGGCGGAAATGTTCAAGGGCGGTATCGCCAAACTTGGGCCGACCATTGAGTTGTGGACGGCCTGCACCAAGGATATTGATTTCTGGACTGGCCAGCAGGCTGTGGTGCTCCTGTGCAAGACCAGCAAGTTCCCACCGACCATCGCCGAGTTCCGCCAGCAGGCAGAGGTTGTAGAGCAAAAGACCAGGGATTGCATTCTGGCCGATTGGGGCGGCCTCCGCCGGTGTGCGCTGGGTCTTAAAAGATTCAGCGGCATCGACCCTGCAGCCGTTCGCCGGTGGTACCAGGGCCTTCCGCCTGGGCTGGCAAAGTCGGCCGTCGACATGATGGGCGGCCCGGATAAGTTGCTGATCGGAGACGGCAAAGGTTTGGACTTTGGAGGATTCAGCCGGGCGTACAAGTCGGCCATGCGGAACAAAACCGCGCTTCCGGCCGGGCAGAAGAAATTGAAAGGAGTTTAACCATGGAAAAACTGTTCAACGGGCTGGTGCTCTCGCTTGAAGCGGACACCCTGCACGACTTCAAGACCGATTTTTCGAACGTCCTCACGGATACGCTTGCTAAAATGCAGAAGGCAGGGGAGACCGAAGGCACGGTGACGGCCAAAATCAAAATCACCCTGTACAGCCGGGTCAACGACCTGGGAGTGCCCTACAGCGAGCCGCTGTTTGTCCATGAGGTGACAGGCTCGGTCCCCCAGAAGCAGACGGCCAAGGGCGAGCTGGGCGGTGATTACTCGCTGGAGTATAACGCCCAGGCCAAGAGCTACACCCTGCGGCCAGCTGATGTGGCCCAAACCACGCTGGACGATTACACCTAACCCTGAAGGAGTGAGCTGCCGTGTTCTATGCCATAGAACACTACCCCGACCCCACGGCCGGGGAGGCCATGCAGAGAATCAAACGGAAAGAGAGGAACGAGCGGATGAACGCAGGGAAACGCTTTGAGGCCGATTGGCGGGAGAGCATCGCCAAAGCGGAAAACGTCTGGTACTACCGGTTTAGGGATTCGCCTGCTACATACTACGGAGGCGCCCAGGATGGTATCCGCTTCGCGGCCGACAACATCTGCGACTGTCTGGTTTATGCTTATCCCTGCCTGCATTTGTTTGAACTTAAAACGGTGGAGACGCCCAGCGCCAGCCTGACGAGCCTTTTCGGGGAGTTTGACCCCGAAAAAAGGCTCTACAAAAAAGAAAAACACCTGCTGGAAATGGCCCGGGTCGCCCGGTGCCCCGGCATAGATGCGTCGGTGGTCATCAACTTCCGGGCGACTGGCCACACCTACGCCTGCGCTGCGGGCAAGGTCCTGCGGCTGCTGGACGATGCCCGGGCCGGTGGCCGGAAATCCATCCTCGAAGCATGGTGCAAGACCCACGGCGTGGAGGTCGCGGGGCGGAAGCTCAAGGTCAACTGGCGATACGATGTGATGGGGCTGCTGGAGGCCCTGAAGGAGAAAACCAATGAAAATTATCAAGATTATGCCCGGCCATGAGCCGGTAATGGCCGACATTGACAATACCCTGAAAGCCTTGCAGCGGGCGGTCGGCGGCTACATTGAGACGGTGACGCTGCCGCGCACCGGCCTGGTGGCCATTGTCAACGAAGAAGGCCACCTGCTGGGCCTGCCCGTGAATGGCGCTTTGAACATCGGTCCGTTGGTAGGACAGCTTCTGGTTGGCACGGTGCTGGTGGCGAGGGCCGCCCCTGGGGTGGAGGATTTTTACAGTGTTCGGGCTTGCGACCTGGGCCTGATCCGCTCCTGCTGGGTGCCGGTGAAAGGGGAGAGGGCCGAATGAAAATCTTTGCAAAGAAACGCCGTTCCGCAAAACCATGGAACGACGCCGCCTGTATGGGGTACGCAGCCGTTGCCATGCGCCGCTTGGGGTTTGAGCTGGCAACGGTCTGGAACGTGATAGCCGAGATGCACCGCTGCTTGGATGAAATCAGCATTGAGGATGCCGCAACGCAGCCGATCATCCGCAATTTGGAAGGAGAAGAACAATGAAACAGAATCGGGAATTGCTGCTCCGCAGGGCCTGGGTCGTGGCTCTGCAAACGGGTTTCCTCGGGTTTGGACTGCTGTCCATCGGGCTGCTGGGAGGGATCGCCGAATCCCTCGGCCCCTGGTGGTTGTACGGGCTGGCAGTCGTGGGAAGCTGCTGTATTTCGTTCATGCTGCTGCAGGCCTCTCGCGCGGCGGAGAGAGCGGTAAAGGTTTGCGAGAGCCGCTATAAGGCTGTCCCGGTTCCGAGAATCGCACGCTGCAGCAAGGGCACAGTAAAGAAAGGCAAAGGCCATGGCATCCATTACAAGGCAAGTCAGGGGCGAAGCGCAGAAAGCCATCGCCAAGTCGTTTGAAGGTCTGTGCGGCAGGCACAGCCGCTGGGAGGTCTGGGCCGATTGGATTACCATGTCGGCCTGCTCCATCTCCAATGCGGTAGACCAGACGCACCGGGAAGCCCGAGAAAAAATCTTCCTCAACGCCCGGGAGAAATACGCCGAGGAAGAAATGCGGGTCATGGCCGAAATGCTGGGGATGGTCGTCTCGGCGCTGGACGATAACCAGGATCAGGACCTTCTGGGCGAGATTTTCATGACATTGGGGCTTGGCAACGAGCACAACGGGCAGTTCTTCACGCCATACAACGTGTGTCGGGCGATGTCCCAGCTCACGATCGGAGACGTTGCGGCCCAGGTCGAGGCACAGGGCTGGATCTCGGCCGCAGACCCGGCCTGCGGTGCAGGGGCGCTGCTGGTGGCCTTCGCCAACGAGTGCCTGAGGCAAAAGGTCAACTACCAGACGTCGGTGCTGTTTGTGGCCCAGGACATCGACTACATCGTCGGACTGATGTGCTACATCCAGCTCAGCTTGCTGGGCTGCGCGGGCTATGTGGTCATCGGGGATTCGCTGGCCCACCCGTCAACCGCCTATGACCGGCGGGGGCTTATCCCGCGGGACGAGGGCAACGTCTGGTACACGCCCATGTATTTCCGGGACGTCTGGCACTGGCGGAGGCTGTGGGCGCAGGTGGATCTGATGTGTGCCGATGCGCCCCAGCCTGCCCCGAAGAAGCCGGCGCCGCCCCCGCCCGCTCCGGCGAAAAAGACAGCCTTCACTGAAAATCAAAATGGACAGCTTACGCTGTTCTGAAAGGAGAAAACATGGATATCAGCGAAATGACGATTATCCCTATTGAAGATCTGCACTCTCACCCGGACAATCCTCGTAAGGAGCTGGGCGACCTAACCGAGCTGGCCGACAGCATCAAGGCCAACGGCGTCCTCCAGAATTTGACCGTCGTCCCCCGCACCGTGACCGGGGAAATCACGGGAGAAACCTGGCAGAAGGGCTATACCGTGGTCATCGGACACCGCCGGTTGGCGGCTGCCAAGCAGGCCGGGCTGAAGGAACTGCCCTGTATCGTCGCCGACATGAGCCTGCGGGACCAGGTGCGCACCATGCTGATGGAGAACATCCAGCGGGCCGACCTGACCATCTACGAGCAGGCGCAGGGATTCCAGATGATGATGGACATGGGGGACACGGTGGAGGACATCGCCCGTAAGTCCGGCTTCTCGCAATCCACCGTCCGCCGCCGGGTCAAGTTGCTGGCTCTCGATCAGGAGAAATTGAAGGCTTCGGTCAAGCGCGGCGCAAACCTCATGGATTACATGGAGCTGGACAAAATCGAAGACCCGGCCCTGAAAAATGAGGTGCTTGACGCGATCGGCACCAACAATTTCAGAAATAAGCTGGCGGTCGCAATTCAGACCGAGAAAAACCGGAAGTTCATAGCCGACCGTGTTGCCGACGTGAGCCAGTGGGCCACGCAGATTGAAAGGGCTGACTGGCAGAAATACACCTATGTGAGAAACTACGGTCTGTGGAACTGGAAGAAGGATTCGGTGGTAGAGCGCCCGGCCGACGCGGACACGGTGCAGTATTACTATTGCATCGGCCGGGAGCAGGTGGACATCTACAAGGATAAGTCCGACTCACAGAGTGAAGACGCCGCAGCAGGGCGCCGGGAAATGGAACGCGAGGCATATGAGAGACGCCGGGCCGATTTGGCCGCTGCCAGTCTGCGGGCCTTCAACCTCCGCCGGGAGTTTATCGCCGGAATATCGAATAGCCAGGCAAAAGCCCATATTCACGACGTTCTGCGGTTGGCCGGGCAAGTCTGCTTTATGGCGGAGGACGGAGATGCAGACCTGGATCAGGGCCTGCTTGCGGGATTGCTGGAAATCCAGGCTGACCCGGAAAACGAGCCTTTCCCGATGGAAGCCTATGAGGCCGAGATGGAGCGCCGCCCGGAATATACCCTCCTTGCGACGTTGTACGCATCAATCGATAGCGACCGCCTGGAGTACTGGGGAAGTCATTGGGATACGGAAAATCGCAGGTCGGTTCTTGTGCACGAAGAAAACAGGATTCTGGATTTTGTCTATGACACGCTGGAAACGTTTGGATACCAGATGTCCGACGAGGAAGCGGCCCTCCAGGACGGCACCCATGAGCTGTTCCGGGAGGACACAGCAGAGTGATTTGACCTGATGTTACGTACCACGGCAGGTGTGCAGCTGCTCTTTTCTCCCGGCTGCACGATGGGAGCTTGCGCCGTCTGCTTCAAGGCCCAGCGGCGATTTTATGAGAACGGAGGACGGGGCATGACACGGCAAGAACTGGAAAAACACTTGGAACGGCGGCGGACGCTGATGGAGTGCGAGGATATTTTGCAAAACCTCAGGCGGTCCATCGGGCCGGGCACACAGGCTCTTACCGGCATGCCTCACACGACAGGCGTAAAAGACAAGGTGGGCGACCTGGCCACAGAGATAGCCTACATGGAGGGCCGCGTGGCCGGGCTGCAGGCCGAAGTGGATGAGCAGGCGCAGGCGGTGCGCCAATTTATAGCCGGAGTGCAGGACGATCACCTCAAGATCATCCTGTCGCTCCGGTATATCCGTGGTTTGACATGGATCGAGGTCGCCCTCGTGTTGGGCGGCCGAAACACCGGCAGCGGCGTCAAGTCCGCTGTGCGGCGGTTTTTCGAGGCGGGAGAATCCGGGGAATCGAAAAGTTGAATCGCTGTGCACCGCTGTGAACCGCTCTGAACCCTTGTGCACCCCACCCCCGATGTGCTATTATACACTCGTAAAATCCTACATAGCCGAGGCGACCGTCGAAAGATGGCCGCCATTTTTGTTTGAAGGAGGTGCATATTCACGCACGGCCCGCGTTGCTCCTTTGCGCGGGGTTCACTGCCCGGCTCCTGGAACAGTCGCCGCTGTTCCAGGGGGCGGGCGCTGGAATCAAAGGCATCTATTCCTTCCAGCTGGGCGCGCTGGCCGTCCTCTCAACGTCCGTGCAGCTCCTGGCCGGCGGCAAGACGCTGGCCCTGCTCACAGGCTTGCCTTTCTGGAGCATGACGCTTGCCCTGGCGGCCATCGCTTACTCCTACTCCCGCTTCTCCGGTATCAAGGCGTCGGTGGCTACCGATGTCGTCCAGCTCGGCATCATCCTTCTGGGCGGCGCGCTGCTGGTGGCCATGAGCTTGCAGCTGACCGGCGGCGTGGATACGGTCATCGCGGGTCTCGGCTCGGTCACTGGGGAGTACGGCTCTTTGGCATCAGCCTCCGGCGTCGAGGTGCTGCTGAGCTTCGGCCTCCCGACGGCGGTCGGCCTTATCTCTGGGCCGTTTGGAGACCAGTGCTTTTGGCAGCGGGCATTCTCCATTCGGGAGGACCGCATCGGCCGGTCGTTCTTCGCTGCGGCCCTGCTGTTTGCCCTTGTCCCCATCGCCATGGGCACGGTGGGCTTCCTGGCCGCAGGCTCCGGCTTCCAGGCGGCAGACCCCGGCATGGTGAACTTTGAGTTTGCCATGTCGCTGCTGCCCGATTGGGTGCTGGTGCCCTTCCTGTTTATGGTTATCTCCGGCCTGCTCTCCACGGTGGACAGCAACCTGTGCGCTGCGGCGTCCCTCACCACGGACTGGATGACCGGGGAGGGGGCCGAGAACATCCGCGCTTCCCGGCGCGTCATGCTGGCCCTGCTGCTGGCAAGTATCCTGATCGCCAATATTCCGGGCCTGACCGTGACCCACCTGTTCCTGTTCTATGGCACCCTGCGCGCTTCCACGCTTCTGCCTACGGTGATGACGCTGCTGGGCAAGCGGCTCTCGGCTGACGGGGTGTACGCTGGTGTCCTGACCGCTTTGTGTGTCGGGCTGCCCATCTTTGCCTGCGGCAACCTCATGGACATCCCTGCGCTCAAAACGATAGGCAGTCTGACGACCGTGCTGTCGAGCGGCGCAGTCGTCCTTATCGCCTCCAGAAAGGAGGTGGATAAGACATGATGGAGATCGTTGAAAAGCGTCTTTCTGAGCTGAAGCATCCCGCCCAGAATGTGCGGATGCACAGCCAGAAGCAGATTAAAGAATACTGCCGCAGCATCTCCAAATACGGGCAGACCAAGCCGATGGTCATTGACGAGGATGGGGTCATCCTGATCGGAAACGGCCTGTACGACGCCCTGCTGGCAATGAGTCGGGAGAGCGGCTCCTGCATGGTCAAGGTCGGCCTGACCGAGAAGGAAAAGAAAAAGCTCATGCTGGCCGACAACCGCATCTATTCCCTGGGTGTGGACAACATGAGCGTCTTTGATGAGATCATCGCAGAGCTGGACGGGGATTTCGACATCCCCGGCTATGACGATGACCTCCTCAACAGCCTCATCGCGGACGCCGGGAACGTGGACGAGATGCTGACCGGATACGGCATCGTCAGCGACGAAGACCGGGCAGGCATGGAGCGGGCAGGGGAGCGCTATCGCGAAAACGAAGCAGCCTTCGAGCAGGGGGCCGAGGAAGTACGCCCTGTGCCGCAAAACGCCCCTGTACCCCAGGACGGCCAAGGAGACGCCTCTCCCGGCGGCTTTTCCGCCGGGGCCGAGGTAACACCCGCCTCCGCCGAGAACGTCCAGGACGCCCCAGCAGAACGGTTGCAACGAAGATTCATCATCTGCCCCCGCTGCGGCGAAAGAATTTGGCTGTGAGGTGGGCAGATGAGCATACGTAGAAAAGAAGGAAGCATGGATGTGGTGCAGGCCGCGCGGCTGCGCATCCGCAACGTGTTCTCCAACGGCGTCCCGGTCTACATGAGCTTTTCAGCCGGCAAGGACAGCCTGTGCATGAGCCACCTGGTCTATGACCAGATCATGCAGGGGCGCATTGATGCCAGCTTGCTGACGGTCGTATTCATCGACGAGGAAGCGCTCTACCCCAGCATGGAGGCTATGACCCTGCGCTGGCGGAAACGTTTCCTCAGCGTGGGGGCGCAGTTCCGCTGGTATTGCCTGCCGCTTAAACAGATCTCTGTCCTGCGCCAGCTCCAGAACTCGGAGAGCTGGATCACCTGGGAGCCGGGCAAAGAGGATTGCTGGGTGCGGACCCCTCCGCCCTGGGCGATACGCTCCTGCCCTTATCTGGAATATGTCGGCCAGATGACCTATCAGGACTTCCTGACCAAGATCACCCGCGACGGCATCCAGATGACCGGCGTGCGGGCCAGTGAATCGGTCCAGCGGCTGCAATACATCGCCCGGATGGAGACAAAAGAACACGGCCTGAGCAAGCGAAACATCATCGCTCCCATCTATGACTGGAAGGACAATGATATCTGGCTCTACATCAAGGAGCACGACCTGGATTTCCCGGAAGCCTACATGGATCTGTACCGGGTCGGGACGCCAAAGCCGCGTCTGCGGCTGAGCAACTATTTCGCGTCGGAATCCATCGCCGGGCTGCGGCAGGTGGCCGAGGTTGACCCCACCCTCTGGGAGCGGATCGAGCGCCGGGAGCCGAACGCCTACCTGACCTTACTGTATTGGGACAGCGAGATGTTCCACCGCTCTACCCGCAAGCGCAGACAGATGGAAGGTGAAGTTCAGAAGGATTACAAGGCCATCCTGACCGAAATGCTGCTGAAGCACCCGGAAAAGTATTTCACCAACCCCGGCACCTATCGGGTGGCGATGCAGTACCGGCGCTTCTTCATCAAGTCGGCCAATATGATGACCCCCAAGAGTATGCGCACCATGCACGATGCCCTGGTGGCAGGCGACCCCAAGCTGCGCAGTCTGCGGGCCTTGTTCACCACCGTCTATACCGACTACGCCAACTATAACCGCGCAGATATTGCCCGGCGAAAGGAGGCGGATGAGGCATGAGCGAGATGGATCTGTTCGCCCCGCTGGCCTCCCTCCGATGGGTGGAGCGCGACAGGCTGCGGGCAAACGATTACAACCCCAACAAGGTCAGTGAGGATAACCTGAAGCTGCTGACCCAATCCATCCTGACCAACGGATGGACGCTGCCCATTGTGGTCCGTCCTGATTACACCATCATCGACGGCTTCCACCGCTGGACGGTAGCCGGCCGTGAACCACTGCTCACCAGGCTGGGCGGCAAGGTGCCTGTGGTCATCGTGGACCATCACGGGGATGGCAGCGCCGATGTGTACGGCACTATCACCCACAACCGCGCCCGCGGCACCCATCTGCTGGAACCCATGAAGGCCATTGTCAAGCGGCTGATCGATGAAGGCAAGAGCATTCAGGAGATCGGCAAACAGCTTGGCATGAAGCCGGAGGAAGTTTTCCGCCTGAGCGACTTCACGCGGGAGGATTTTTTGGAGATGATGACCAGGGGCGTGAGCGGATACAGCCGCGCTACCCTGTACCGCAAGGTATGATGGACCCGAAGACAGCCGTCCGGCCGAACGCCGGGCGGCCTTTTTGGTCGGGAAAAGGTACTGTCAGAAGACCCCGGATAGGGTCGCGGGTTCGCCGACCCCGAATCGCAGCTAGTTACCGGTTGAAAAATCCCTGATTTCAGTTCTCTTTTGGGAGGTGGTCCGATGGCTGAACAGAGAAAAGAAAAAATCACTGACCAGACCACCGTGACCATCGCGGAACTGGCCGTGATTTTGGGCCTGACTTCTCGCAGAATCCGCCAGCTTGCGGAAGAAGGTGTGCTCCATACAGTTGCAAAAAACGCCTATCCGCTGGCAGAATCGGTGCAGGCTTACCTGCGTTTTCTATCCGCGCGGATGCCTGAGGACGACGAGGTAAAATATGAAAAAGCTAAGAGGGCCGCCGAACTGCAGTTCCGGGCAGGGCGGGCAAAAAAGATGAAGCTCGAAGTGCAGGAGCTGGAAGGCAAGATGCACCGCAGCGAGGATGTCAAGGCCATGACAGATGACCTTATCTATGCGGTGCGCAGTGCCCTCAACGCCATGCCCGGCCGCCTGGCGGTAGACGTGGCAGCCCTGACCACACCGGCGGAGACCAGCGACCGGATACGCCGGGAAGTGCACCTTGTGATGCAGGAACTGGCTGGGTACGAGTATGACCCGGAAAAGTATGCAGAGCGCGTCCGGCAGCGCCAGGACTGGGAAGGCAGTGCTGACCCACCCGATGACGAATAAGACCGCGGCCGCCCGGCTCAACCGCGCCATCCGCGATTCTGTCGCCGCCATGGCCCCGCCGGATGACCTGACGGTGACGGAGTGGGCTGAGAAGTACCGCCGCCTGTCCCGGGAGGCCAGCGCCGAGCCTGGCCCTTGGCGGACAGAACGCACCCCCTACCTGCGGGAGCCGATGGATGCTTTCACCGACCCCCGGGTGCGCCGCATCGTGATGGTAGCCGCGTCCCAGGTCGGCAAGTCGGAGCTGCTGAACAACGTCATCGGCTACATCATCGACGAGGACCCCGGCTCCATCCTGTTCATCCACCCCACCACCATCGACGCCAAGGAGTATTCCAAGCTCCGTATTGCGCCGATGGTACGGGATTGTCCGACCCTGAGCAAAAAGGTTGCGGACCCCAAGAGCCGCGACAGCGGCAACACCATCCTGCAAAAGAGCTATCCCGGCGGTATCCTTACCATGTGCGGTTCCACCGAAGCCCATGCCCTGGCATCCAAGCCCATCCGGTACGTGTTGGGTGACGAGCGGGACCGCTGGGCAACGAGCGCCGGCACAGAGGGCGACCCCTGGGCGCTGGCCATGGCCCGGCAGACCACCTTTTACAACGCAAAAGCGCTGGAGGTGAGCACGCCGACCATCAAAGGCGCCAGCGCAATCGAAGCCTCCTACGCCGAGGGCACCATGGAACGCTGGAAGAGCCAGTGCCCTCATTGCGGCGGGTATCATGAGATCCGCTTTCAGGATATCCGCTACGAGTACGAGGAACGAGTCGTCGCCGGAAAAAAGACCTATCAGGTCAACAGCGTGTCTTACATCTGCCCGGAATGCGGGTGTATCTCGACCGAGCACGAGATGAAGCGCCAGCCCGCTCGATGGGAAGCCGAGAATCCGGCCGCCTATGCCGGCGGCTGCCGCAGTTTCTGGCTGAACGCCTTTGTGTCCAGCTGGGCGACCTGGGAGAGCATCATCCGCAAGTATCTGTCTGCCATTGGCAGTACCCGGAAGATGCAGGTGGTCTACAACACCTGCTTCGGCGAATTGTGGGAGGACCGGGGTGACATCGAGGACGAGGACACCCTGATGGCCCGTCGGGAGGATTACGGCACGCGGCCGGACGGCTCCCCGGTGGAGCTGCCCGACGGCGTGCTGGTGCTCACTGCCGGTATCGATACCCAGGACGATCGCATGGAATACGAGGTCGTCGGCCACGGGCATTTCGGGGAGACCTGGGGCATCGAAAAGGGCCTCGTCATGGGCCGCCCGGATGACCCGGAAACCTGGGCCAAGCTGGACGAGCTGGTCTTTGACCGGACGTTCCGCTTTGCGAACAACATTGGCCTGCGGGTTTCCATGTCCTTTGTGGACGAAGGCGGCCATTTCACCCAGGATGTACGGATGCAGTGCCGCGCCCGGCTGGGCAAAAAGGTGTTCTGCATCAAGGGCTTCGTCGGCGAGGACAGGCCCTATACCGCCCCGCCCAAAAAGCAAAAGATTATCGTGGGTAAGGTCCAGGTCGGCACCTGCTGGCAGTACCAGCTGGGCGTCGATTCTGGCAAGGAGATCATCATGGACAACCTCAAAGTACAGACCCCCGGCCCCAAATACTGCCACTTTCCCCGGCGGGATGACTACGGCAGCGCCTATTTCAAGGGCCTGCTTTCCGAAACGAAAGTCTACGACCCCAACAAGCGCCACCCCTGGGCGTGGAAGAATATACCCGGCCACGAGCGGAACGAGCCGCTTGACTGCCGGAACTACGCGCTGGCAGCGTTTAAGGTCCTCCCGGTCAATCTGGATGCCATCGACCGCAGCCTGAAACTTGCCAGCGGAAAAGCCGTCCCACAGCCTGTTGCAACCCCTGCGACGCCTGCGCCCCGGACGGCAACAAAGAGGCGACGGGGGGCAAACAGATTCTATGACGATTGGTGATGAGTATGGACAAAGTTGAACTGAGAGCGCGGCTGGAGTTTCGCCAGAAAGCGCTCTCCAAACTGCGCAAGGCGTATCTGGCCCTGCTGGACGGTGGGGTCAAGAGCTACACCATCGACGACCGGCAGCTCACCCGCTTCGACCTACCTGACCTGAAAAACGCCATCGAGCAGATGGAGGATGAGGTGGACGAGCTGGAAACGCAGCTGAAAGGCCGCCGCCCGCGGAAAGCGTTCGGCATTGTGCCGCGCGACTGGTAGGTGAGCAAGATGTATCGCGATAAAAAAACGGGGCTGTATCTGCCCGACACGGTGCGGCCCAGGGCCAAAGGGTACAGCGAGGCCGGGGCCAGCCTGACCCGGCGGGCGACCAAGGGCTTTATCCCGAACAGCGGGTCGCCCAACGAGGACATCAACTACAACAACGCCACCCTCCGCCAGCGGGCAAGGATGCTCTACATGGCGTCGCCGGCGGCGACGTCGGCCATCAACACCAATCGCACCAAGGTCGTGGGGGTGGGTTTGAGCCTAAAACCGGCCGTCAACCGGGAGATTTTGGGCCTTACACCCGAAGCAGCCAAGGAGTGGCAGCGCAAGACCGAGGCCGAGTTCCGGCTTTGGGCGTCCAAGCATGAGCACTGCGACGCCATCGGGATGAACAATTTCGAGGGGTTGCAGCAGCTTGCCTTGAAGTCCTGGCTCATGTCGGGCGATGTATTCGTGCTGATTAAGCGAGCCAAGCCGACGCCCCTCAATCCGTATTCCCTGCGTCTGCACATCGTCGAGGCCGACCGCATCTGCACGCCGTCCAAATACGGCAGCAGCATGACGATGGGCGGCTACACCGAAGGGAAGGTCCCTAACGGTGAGGACGGGGCGGGCAACATGGTCTACGACGGCGTGGAGGTGGACGGCGACGGCCGGGTAGTGGCCTATTACGTCAGCAACGTTTATCCGCGGCAGGTCACCGCCCAGATACAGAAATGGACCCGCGTGATCGCCTACGGCGAAAAGACCGGCCTGCCCAACATTTTGCAGGTCATGGACAGCGAGCGGCCCGACCAGTACCGGGGTGTACCGTATCTGGCTCCGGTCATCGAGCCGCTGCTGCAGCTGCGCCGGTACACGGAGAGCACGCTTATGGCCGCCCTCGTCCAGTCCTTCTTCACGGCGTGGATCACCACCAAGACCAACCCGGCCGAGATCCCCATCAACGAGGTGGGAGCGGGCGACATCGCGGGCATCCCGCTTGCCAACCCCATAGAAAACGACCTCTCGGGGAGCGAGAACGAGTACGAAATGGGGCCGGCCACCACGCTGCACCTGGCTGAAAACGAGGACGTCAAGTTCGGCAACCCCAACATCCCGACGGCCAGCTTTGACGAATTCGTCAAGGCAATCTGCCGTCAGATCGGCGCAGCTCTGGAACTGCCCTATGATGTGCTCATCAAAGAGTTTAATTCCAGCTACTCAGCTTCGCGCGGGGCGCTGCTGGAGGCCTGGGAGGCGTTCAAGATGCGCCGGAAGTGGTTTGTGGACCGGTTCTGCCAGCCGGTCTATGAAAGCTGGCTGGCCGAAGCGGTGGCCCGAGGGCGCATCAACGCCCCGGGCTTTTTCTCGGACCCGCTCGTCCGCGCCGCCTGGTGCGGCGCACGATGGATCGGGCCGGTGCAGGGCAGTTTGGACCCCAAAAAGGAAGCTGAGGCCAACCTGCTGCTGATCGACCACGCCATCAAGACCCACGAGCAGGTCACACGGGAGACGAGCGGCGGCGATTGGGAGGAAAACGTCGAGCAGCTTGCCCAGGAGAATGCAGCCCTGGCCGCCGCCGGCGGAAAACAGATTCGGGTCGTCCAGGCCGGCCCCGCCGACCCGGATGACCCTGATTCCGGCCAGGGCAGCAATGAGTGAGGTGTGAATATGAGCAAAAACACAGGCCGCCCGGCGGCCGTGGACATCCAGAAAAGCGTATATACCCTTGCCAGCATGGACGGCGAAAGCGCAGAGCTGACCATGTACGGCGACATTTACGAGAGCCAACCAGTTGATTTTTGGACGGGAAAGCCGGTGGAGGGGCAGTTCATCCTGCTGTCTGATTTTCTGACCGACCTGGAACAAATCGCAGACTGCAAAAGCCTGACCATCCGCATGAACAGCTACGGCGGGGACGCCGGGGTGTCCAACACCATCCACAACCGCCTGCGCGAGCTGGCAAGGGACGGCATGAAGCTGACCTGCGTGGTGGACGGCGTGGCCATGAGCGGCGGGTCTCTTATCATGTGCGCCTGCGATACGGTGCGGGTCAACCCGTCCAGCCTCGTGATGATCCACAAGTGCTGGACCTCTTTGTGGGGCGGCTACAATGCCGACGAGCTGCGGGAACTGGCAAGCAAAAACGACGCCTGGGACAAGATGCAGGCAGAAATTTACCACCGCAAGACCGGCTTGTCCGAAACCGTGCTGATCCACATGATGTCCGATACCACCTACATGACAGGCCGCGAGGCAGTCGAGAAGGGCTTTGCGGATGAGGTGATCGAGGATGCAGAACCGCTGAACATCGCGGCCAGCGCCGACCGTCGGAGCCTGCTGGTGAATGGCCGCCCGATGCACCTGGCCCCCGGCATGGCCGTGCCGGACAACATTCCTTCGGTTGCGCCCGGGGCGCCCGCTCCGGTCAAGACACATACAACCCCGCCGGCACCTGCCGGCGCCAACACAGGAGGTAACTCTATGACTTTGGAAGAACTCAGGGCGAAATATCCGAACGAGATCGCCCAGGCGGAAGCGGCGGCTACTGCCTCCGCCGACCATTCCGGGGCGGTCAATGCCGCGATCCAGGCGGAGCGCCAGCGGATGCAGGACATCGACGAGGTGTCCAGCCTGCTTGACCCGGCGGCGGTGCAGGAGGCCAAGTACGGTGAACATCCCTGCACGGCGGCAGAGCTTCTGCTGGCCGAGGCCAAAAAAGCGGCCAAGCAGGGCAGCAAATTTCTGGCCGACCTGGACGCTGACGCCAAGGCATCTGGCGCCGGGAGCGTGCCGGCCGCGCCCGCCCCCGAAGGTAAAGGCGAGCAGGGAAGCAAGACACCCGAAGCCCGTATGGCTGAAGCCCGGGCGACTGTCAAGGGCCTGCTGGGCAAGAAGGAGGATTGACAACCATGATTGACCTGAGCAAAAAAATCGGCGAGATGAATTTCGACGGGCTGTTAACCGGTCTGGAGCCTGCCCAGCAGGTGCAGGGCGGCGTGATCCGCAAAGCGGCCGACGAGGCCGTCACGCTGAAGCGCGGCACCATCCTGGCAAAGGCGTCCGGCACCGCTGGCGACGGCAAACTGGTGGTTCTGGGGACGGCGGCCGGCTCCAACGAGACCCTGACCCCCGACTGCATCTTGTGCGATGACATCGAGGTCGGGACCGAGAACGACGAGCCGGTGGCCGTCTACACGGCCGGCTGCTTCGACCCGGAGAAGGTCACGGTCGCGGACGAATACACCATCACGGAGAGCGACAAGGATGCGCTGCGGATGCGGGGCATCGTCTTTAAGGCCGCCGCTCCCGCAAACTGAGGAGGTTTCTATGCCTGCTGTATTGAATTTCTTCGATACCTATATGCTGCTGGCGATCACGGAAGAGATTGTCCCGCAGCAGACCTTTTTCAAAGACCGCTATTTCCCCACGGGCGCGAACGACATCTTCCGGTCTGATAAGGTGCTAACCGAGTACCGCAAGGGCGACCGGAAAATGGCAGCCTTTGTTTCCGCCCGGGCAGGGGATATCCCGATGGACCGCCGCGGGTATGCGATCCACGAATACCAGCCTGCATTCATCGCACCGTCCCGGCTGTTGACACTGGACGACCTGAACAAGCGCGGCTATGGTGAGGCAATCTACGCCAACAGCACCCCGGCCGAGCGGGCGGCCCGGCTTCAGCAGGACGACCTGACCGACATGGACCGGCGCATCATCCGTCGCGAGGAATGGATGTGCGCCCAGACCATGATCAACAACGCCTGCACCATGCAGACCTATATCGACGACAAGACCGAGGGGGAGACTCTGTACGTCAAGTTCTTCGACGCCACCAGCGACCATACCTATACTGTCGCCAACAAGTGGAACGCCGAAAACGGCGACTTCTTCGGGGACGTACGCAATATGGCACGCCTGCTTTCCAGCCGGGGCCTGCGCGCTGCTGACCTGGTGCTGGGCGTGGATGTTGCAGATGCGCTGCTGGAAAATGAGAAGGTCCAGCGGCTGCTGGATAAGAACAGCGGCATCATTGTCGGCCAGATTGAGCAGGAGCTGTCCGCCTACGACGGCGTGGCGTTCATGGGGATTCTGAATTTCGGCGGTTATAAGCTGAACCTGATTTCTGTCGATGAAACCTATGTCGATGACAGCGACGTGACGCAGCGGTATTTCCCGGCCACCTCTGCGATGGTCACGGCGCCCGGCTGTGGACATCTGATGTACGGCCAGATTACCCAGATCGACTACGGCTCCATTGAACCGGCTACCTATGCGGCGGTCCGCGTTCCCAAGTTCGTTCTGGATCAGCCCAACGACAAGCGTAAGCTGCGCCTGGCCTGCCGCCCGCTGGCTGCGCCCCACAACTACTGCCCGTACATCTATGCGGCGAACGTCGTGGGCTGAGGAAGGAGCGCGCCATGAAGATTAAAATCATCAGCGGGACTTACGGCCACCGCCCTGCCGGTGCAGTTCACCCGCAGTCTATCTCGGCGGGGGAAACCTGTGACGTCCCCGAAGGGGAGGCAAAGCGCCTGATTACCCTTGGAATCGCGCTGCCTGTCGCGCAGACGCCCGCTGAGGACGTTGCAACGGCCCCTGCGGCCCATGCCGGACTCGGCCCGGGTGTCACCATGCGTATGGTTGACAACCCCTTGGAGGACCTCGCCTTTGAAGAGGGCGAGGTACTTGACATCGTGGATGGTCATTTCACTGTGGAGAGCCTGATGAAGATGACCCGCGCCGCTATGGAATCGCTGGCCGGGGATCTGGGGCTGGACGTGTCCGGTTGCAAGAGCAAAGCTGATGTGGCCGCTGAACTGGCCAAAGCGGACGTTTACCCGCCTGAGCCGGAGGACGGCGAGAAACCGCCCCAGCTCGACGCGGAGGCCCCTGTCGTATGAGCGGCTTCAAGGACATGGTGGCGGCTGATATCCACAATGTCTTTCTCAACACGGACGAGTTCGCTGAGCTGCGTACCATCCGATACGACGGAGAAGAGTATGTGGATATTCCCATCGTGCTGACAGGCCCGAAAGAGCAGGACCGGCGTCAGCTCCAGTCCGATCATGTCCAGGGCCTCTACCTTGTCACGCCCGTGCTCCACTGCGCCCTGTCCGACCTGGGCGGCAAACAGCCCGAAAAGGGCGGGCGGATCGAGATCAACGACGAAGAAGGCGGCGGTGGATTTTTCCGCTGCTTTTATGTAGCGTCCTCGGTCTGTGAGATGGGGATGCTGCGGGTAGAACTGGAGGCGATTGACGAGTGAGCGACGTCACCAACGAGAAGACCAAGCACGCCGTCTATGCCGGCATCGTTGTCGATGTGGCGGAAGCCGACCTCGACCGAGTGCAGAAGCTGCTGGCCGGTATCACCGGCGGCTGGCAGAAAGCCGTCGGCAGCGCCCTGTCCCGGGCGGCGGCCGCGGGTCGGACCGAAGCAAAGCGGCCTGTTTTGGCCGAATATGCCATCGACCAGAGTACCTATCTGCGCGAGACGCGCACCATCAATCATTTTGAGCGGAGCGCAGACGGATCCATCTCGGTGGCCTTTGCCTTCGCCGGGTATGTGATCCCCTTGCTGCGGTTCAATACCAGCGTGGACAGCAGCGGACGGGTGGTCACCCAGGTGAAGCGGAACGGTGCGGCCGAAACGCTCAACCACGCTTTTAAGGCGCAGATGGGCCCGCATATCGGCATCTATGAGCGCACCGGCGCCGGCCGATTCCCGTTGAGGGAGCTGTACGGCCCTGCCACGCCCCAGATGATGTACTCTAACGAGGCCGTCATGGACGCTGTGGAGGAAAAGATGGCAGATACCTACAACCGGCGCATCGAACATGAAGTCGACGCACTGCTGAATGGATGGAGGCGGTAAAGTGGATAAAGTCCAGTTTTTGAAAGCTCTGGCTGCGTTTACCAGCGAAGTCACAAAAGACATGATCCTGCCGGTCAGTTTGCAGAAGGAGGACATGGAGCAGCAGTTCCGTGCCCCCGAAGTCTACCAAATGCGGCTGCCCGACAGCCGGCAGGCCAAGAAAAAAGCCCCGTACATCATCCATCAAATCGTCACCGGCACCGACACGCAGGGGAACGAAAGAAAGACCACCAACCACACGGTTGTGCGGTCCGTTTTTTGTGTCTACTGCGCCGATGAGCAGGAAGGCGGTCTGATGCTGCTTGCCCTGATGGAGCGGCTCCGCATCGCATTGCTGAAACAGGTCGTCATCGGCAACCAGTTTGCACTCAACACACAGGCAGGTTTGGAAACCATGTGTTATCCCGACGACACGGCTCCCTATTTCTCCGGCGAGATGGTCAGCACATGGCGCCTGCCTGGCATCCAGAGGGAGGTTTGACATGATTCCCGAAGTAAAAAAAGAATTCTGCATGTATCTCGGCCCCAACATCGTGGGCGTGATCCAGACTGCCCGGGTCTTCCGCGGCAGCAAATACGAAGTCTGCCAGCAGCTGGCGGACGCCATCGAAAAATATCCCGGCATCAAGGACCTGATCATTCCCGGCTCCCGCCTGGCGGAAGACCGGCCCAAGATCTCGATGCCGGGCACCCTGCTCAACGACGCCTACATCAAGCTGGCAAAAAGCGTGATGCAGGCCAAGGCGGGCGCAAAGAAGAAAGTGAGGTAAGCTATGGCTGATCATGGCGTATTTGTATCGCAGCAGGCGACCAGCGTCAGCACGCCGGTGCTGGCCGACAGCGGCATCCCCTTTGCCATCGGAACCGCGCCGGTCCAGTCTGCCGCCGCCCCCGGCAAGGCGGGCATCCCGGTTCTCTGCACCAGCTGGGACGAGGCGGTAGAGCAGCTGGGCTACAGCGACGACTGGAAGACCTACTCTCTGTGCGAAGTGATGTACTCCCACTTCAAACTCTTTGCCTCCCAGCCGCTGATCCTGTATAACCTGCTGGACCCCGCAGAAATGGACGAAGAGGTCGTCGCACAGGATTACCCCGTGGACGATCACCAGGTGGCCCTGCCCCTGGAGGCCATTGCCTCGTCCATCGTAGTGCAGGTCCCTGGCGAAGAGCCGGAGAGCCCGACCACCCTTGTGGAGGGCACAGACTATGCGGTCCGGTATAACAGCGATGACAACGCCTGCATTGTGGAACTGCTGGGCGACAGCGCATCCTACGAGGCGGAAACTCTGAACATCGCCTACAGCAAGGTGGACGGCAGCGGCATCGAGGCCGCCGACGTCGCCATGGCCGTGGACGCCGTGGACCTCTGCATGACCGAGCTGGGGGTCATTCCCGACCTGCTGATTGCTCCGGGCTGGTCCGGCGACACCGAGGTCGCCGCCGTCATGGCGGCCAAGGCTCCCAAGATCAACGGCCTGTTCGAGGGCAAAACCCTCATCGACATCGACTCCAACGCCAATCGCCGCTACACCGAGGCGGTGGCCGTCAAAACCCGGAACAACTTTGTGGACAAGGCCGAGGTCGTCTGCTGGCCCTGCGTCAAGCTGGGCGAGCGGATGTATCATCTCTCCACCCAGTTTTCCGGTCTGATGGCCGAGGTGGATACCGGCAATTCCGGCATCCCCTATGAATCGCCCTCCAACAAAAATCTGCAGATGGATTCTCTCTGTCTGGAGGACGGCACCGAGGTCAACCTGACCTGGGAGCAGGCCAATATCCTGAACAGCAACGGCATCTGCACTGCCCTGAACTTCATGTCCTCCGGCTGGGTTGCCTGGGGTAACTATACGGCCTGCTATCCCTCCAACACCGACGTGAAGGACTACTTTATCCCCGTGTCCAGGATGTTCGCCTGGGTGGGCAATACGGTCATCCGCACCACCTGGTCCAAGCTGGACAAGCCCATGATCCCGCGTCTGGCCGACAATATCCAGAACACCTTCAACATCTGGTTGAATGGCCTGACCGGCTCCCAGTACATTCTGGGCGGCCGCATCGAATTCCTGGAGGAGGAGAATCCCGCCACCGATCTGATGGCCGGCATCATGAGGTTCCATATTTACATCACGCCGCCCAGTCCCGCACAGGAAATCGACTTCATTTTGGAATACGACGTGGACTATCTGTCTTCTCTGTTCCAGCAGGCGGCATAAGGAAAGGGGGAACATCTTATGCGTACTGATTTGGCAACCATCAACTTTGCCCTGTACGAAGACGCCATTGAGTACATCGGTCTGGTACAGGTGACTCTGCCCAACTTGAGCGCCATCACCCAGGCAATCTCCGGCGCAGGCATCGGTGGCAACATCGAAGCCATCATTGTCGGGCATATTGACGCCATGACCACCACCCTCAACTGGCGCACGCCCACCAATCATTCCATCCGCCTGAGTGAGCCGCGGATGCATTACATCGACCTGCGCGCCCCCGTGCAGGATGAGGACAACATCAACGGCACCCTTGTGACCCGCGAGATCAAGCACGTCATGACCGTCCTGCCCAAGACCGAGACGGGTGGGACGATTGCCCCGGCGTCGCCGGTCAACGGCAACACCGAGTTTGCAGTGCGCTACTGGGCGACTTACATCGACGGCGTCAAATACCGCGAAATCGACCCGACCAACATGATCTACTATGTGGATGGTGTTGACTATCTGGCTGCGGCCCGCAAGGCTATGGGCAAACAGTAAAGGAGCAGAACATGATTGACAAGAAAGAATGGGATGAGGCGGAAGCTGAGGCGCAGCAGGGCGCCGACGTCTATACCCACAAGTTCGCAAAGCCCTTCTCCTACGAGGGCAAAACCTATGAAGAGCTGACCTTCGACTTCGGCAAGCTGACCGGCAACGATTATCTTGCCATCGAGGAAGAGTGCCAGGCGCTGGGCCGGGTGGTGGTCACGCCCACCCTGTCCGGCAATTTCCTGGTGCGGATGGCGGCGCGGGCCTGCCGCGAAAAGGTCGGCTCTGACCTGCTCATGGCTACCCCCATTGCGGATTTCAGCCGGATCAGGAGCAAGGCCCGCTCTTTTTTGCTGCGAACGGAGCTGTAACGGGGGACGGCGGCCGGTGGTTGCGCAGGCAATGCCTGATGCTGGCGCGGAACAACAACACACCGGTTGGCTACTGGCTGTCCCTGACCGTGCCGCAGCTGCTCCATTGGATTCAGGCCAACAATGAACTGGCCGCTGAAGCCAACCGGAAATAGGAGGGACTATGGCAAACCGCAAAGAGTATGAGCTTCTGTTTGCGCTCAATGCGCAGATGGGCAGCGGTTTCAATGGGACCTTCAAGTCTGCCCAGGCCGCCATCCAGGCGACCCAGAAAGAGATCCAGGAGCTGAAAAGCGCCCAGTCCGACATCAGCGCCTATCAAAAGCAGGAGGCCGCGGCCGAAAACACCCGCAAGCGGCTGGCCCTGCTGCAAACCCAGTACGACAACATCCAGCGGGAGATCCAGGAGACAGAGGGCTTCTCTTCCTCACTGGAGAACCGGCTGGCGTCCAAAGCCGCCCAAATTGAAAAGGCCACCGCAAAGCTGAACGAGGAAACGGCTGCGCTGGACAAGTTGGGCAACGCCCTGTCCGAGGCCGGTGTGGATACCAACAACCTCCAGCGGGAGAGCGAGCGGCTGCAATCGCAGATCGGGGCGCTCCGGCAGGAACAGGTCGAGGCCACCGAGGCGGCGCAGTCCTTCGGTGAGAAGGCGTCCAGCGCGATGATCAACCTCAACGATGTGATCGTCGCGGCCGGTATCGGGGAAGCTCTCTCCCAAATCGCCGGTGCGTTCAAGGATGCGACGGACGCCGCCGTCGAGTATGAGAGCGTCATTACCGGCGTCTACAAGACGGTGAACGGCACCGACGAGCAGCTCGCGGCCATCTCCGACGAGATCATGGAGATGGCCACCGAGATGCCCGCCACCACCACCGAGATTGCGGCGGTTGCCGAGGCCGCGGGCCAGCTGGGTATCGCCACCGGGGATATTACCAGCTTCACCCAGACCATGATCAACATGGGCGAGGCCACCAACCTGACGGCCGACGAGGCTGCCACAGCCCTTGCCAAGTTCGCCAACATCGCGGGCACCTCCGCCAGCGACTACAACCGGCTGGGATCGGTCATCGTCGATTTGGGCAATAACTTTGCCACGACCGAGGCCGACATCACCCGCATGGCAACGCGGCTGGCTTCCGCCGGTACGTTAGCAGGACTGAGCGAGCCTCAAATCTTGGCGCTGGCGGCAGCTATGTCGTCGGTCGGCATTGAGGCCGAGGCCGGCGGCACGGCTATGACCCAGACCCTGAGCGGCATCGAACAGGCCGTTGCCAACGGCGGCGAGAAGCTGGAAAAATACGCGGAGATCAGCGGCATGACGGCGGAGAAATTTGCCGACGCATGGGAAAACGACGCCATCTCTGCATTGACTTCCTTCATCGCCGGTCTGGGCCGGCTGAACGAACAGGGCGAAAGCGCTGTCCTGACCTTGACCGACCTCGGCTTGACCGGGGTCAACCAGTCCAATATGCTGCAAAGCCTTGGCCTTGCGGCGGATATGATGGGCAATGCTGTCAGTACGGCCAACACGGCCTGGCAGGAGAACATTGCGCTGACCAACGAGGCCAACAAGCGCTATGCCACCACCGAGAGCCAGCAGGCCATGATGGCCAATGCGGCCAACAACCTGGCGGTGGTCTACGGCGAGCTGTATACTCCCGCCCTGCGGGAAGCCTACGGCGTCGGCACCGATCTGCTGGTGCAGGCCGCTGATTTCGTGGAGGAGAACCCCGAGATCGTCAAGGGTGTTACCACCTTCGTCGGCGTGGTCGGCACGGCCACGGCGGGCGTTACTGCATTCGTCACTGTCCAGAAAATAGCAACGGCTGCATCCGCCGCATTTTCGGCTGCAACGTCTGTGGCTCTGGGGCCGATCGCCCTGGGTGTGGCGGCGGTCGGGGCGTTGGCCGGTGCGGCCGTAGCATTGGCAAGTGCCTACGACGAGGCCAACATCTCGGTGGGCGAGCTGACCGAGACGGCCCACGGCACCACTGAGGCTATCGGTGAGGTGCAGGCTGAGTTCGACGCCACCACACAGTCCACCCTTGCCACGGCGCAGGTGGCAGATTCCTACATCGCCAAGCTGGAGGAATTGGAAGCCGCCGGCCTGGAAACCGACGAGGCGCAGCGGCAGTACCACAACACCCTGCTGCTCCTGTCCAATGCCGTGCCGGAGCTGTCAGACCTGATCGACACCCAGACCGACAGCATCGAGGGCGGCACCGCCGCCCTGCGGGCCAATGCGCAAGCCTGGGAGGAACAGGCGAAGGCCCAGGCCTATCAGGACTACATGTCCGGCGTCATGGAGCAGTACAACGCCGTCATGGAGGAAGCCGCCGCCAACGAGATGGAGCTGACCAAAGCGCAGATCCAGGCGGAAACGGCGGCCAAGGGAATGGATACTGCCTATCAGTCCATCCTCAAAACGCTGGGGATGACCGACGAGCAGTTCAAGGCCACCTATGGCAGCGTGGATAACCTGAACTCCATCAACACCGGACTGGATATGGTTTCGACCGGATTGCTGGACCTGCAGAACCAGTACGTCGAGTACCGCGACGAACTGGGGCAGGCGCAGGACGCCGAAGAACTGTATCAGGCCGCGCTGGATGAGGGCAGCGGTGCGCTGGAAGAGGCCCAGACCGCACTGGATGAGGCTTCGGCGGCCTATGACCGACTGACCGAAAGTGCGTCCGGCGCCGGCGACACAGCGGGGGAGGGGGCCGAGCAGATCAACACCGCTCTGTCTACCGTGAACAGCACGGTGCAGGAACTGGCCGACTCGTACAACGAGGCCTATGAAGCGGCGCTCGGCAGCATCGAAGGGCGGTACAGCCTGTGGGATGAGGCCGCCGCTGTGTCGGAGACCAGCATCGGCAGCATCAACAGCGCCCTGCAAAGCCAGATCGACTACTGGAACCAGTACAACGAGAATCTGGCATCCCTGAACGACCGGGCCGCCGACATTGAGGGCTTAAGCGAACTGCTGGCCACCTTTGCCGACGGCAGCGCCAGCAGTGTGAACGCCATCGCCGGCATGGTCAACGCCAGCGACGAGGACCTGCAGCAGATGGTGGAGAGCTACGCCCAGTTGCAACAGGCGCAGCAGGACACTTCGGACAGCCTGGCCGACCTGACCACCGGCTTCTCCAACCAGATGGACGAGCTGCAAGCCTCCCTTGTGGAGGATATTGCGGCGATGGACCTGAGCGAGGAAGCGCGGCAGAGCGGCATTGCAACCATTCAGGGCTACATCAGCGCCGCTGGCTCGATGCGCGGCCAGGTGGCGGCGGCCTATGCCGACCTGGGGAATGTGGCGACGTCGGCGCTGCAGGGCAACAAAACGTCCCGTCGCGGGTATGCGGCGGGCACGATGGACGCCGAAGCCGGCGTACATCTGGTGGGCGAGTACGGCCCCGAGCTAGTGGCCTTCAGGGGCGGGGAGAGCGTCCTGACCGCTGCGCACACGCAGGAAGTGCTGTCTGCCGGCCGGAGCGCGGTGGAGGCGATCCCAACAAGCACGGCCCAGACGTTCCAGATCTCCCTGTCGCCCAGCTATTCCTTCACCGGAACGCAGAGCCGGGAGGACATGGACGCCGCATTCCAGCGCCAGAATGAAAACCTGCGCGTCCTGATCCTGGATGTGGTGCGGGAAGCGCAGTTTGACAGCCAGCGGAGGGCGTTCTGATGAACAAGACCTATACGACCGTACAGGGGGATATGTGGGACGCTATTTCCTACCGTGTCTACGGGACCAGCGATTATGCCGACCGCCTCATGTGGGCGAACCGGCAGTATCTGGACTATTTTATTTTTCCGGCAGGTATCGTGCTGGCCTTGCCTGAGATCGAGGTGCCGGTCTCCGCCAGCCTGCCGCCCTGGAAGAAGGTGAAATCATGAGCGACGTGAATCAGGCCCGGCGCACCCGGTTCCAGTGTATCTTTGACGGGACCGACATTACCTCCGACATTGTGCCCTACCTGCTGTCTGTGACCTACATCGACAACGACGACGCCGAGGGTGACGACCTGCAGCTCCAGCTTCAGGACAGAGACAAGACCTGGCTGAACAGCTGGCTGACGGCCGCTGTCGAAACGGCGGCGGGGGACAACCTGAAGATACGCGGCACCATCACGGCCGAGAACTGGGCGTCTGACGGGAAGGACCAGAGCCTTGACTGCGGCGAGTTTGAGCTGGACAGCGTGAGCGCCAGCGGCCCGCCGAACACAGTCACCATCAAGGCAACCAGCCTGCCGTATTCGTCCCAAATCCGGCAGACCAAGACTTCCAAGGCGTGGGAAGCCTATCACCTCTCCGGCATCTTGTCGGAGATCGCGTCCAAGCACGGGATGACCTCGATGTTCGACGCGGAGAAGGATCCCTATTACAAGAGGGTGGAGCAGACCCGCACGACCGACATCAAGTTCCTGCTCAAACTCTGCCAGGACGCCGGGCTGAACCTCAAGGCCACCGATGGGACGCTTGTCATCTACGACCAAGCCGCCTATGAGGCGAAAGAACCGGTGATCTTCATCAACCAGAGCAACATCCTGGACTGGAAACTGAGTACCCAGCAGACAGATACTGAGTATCAGAGCTGCCGGGTCAGCTATGTCCTGCCGGACGGCACTTCCATTGAGGGGATCGCCAAGGTGGATGACTATGACGAAAAGAGCAAGACCAACCAGCAGCTGGAAGTCTATGCCCAGGTTGCCGATGCCGATGAGGCCAAAACTCTGGCCGCCAAGCACCTGCGCCTGCACAACAAGTTCTCCCGGCAGGTGAGCTTTACCGTGCCGGGCAACCCGCTGTATCTGGCCGGTGAGGTGATGGAGGTATCCGGCTTTGGGATGTTTGATGGCCGGTATCTCTGCACCCAGGCAAAACACGCGGTGGGCGGCAGCGGCTACAAGGCCACTCTGGTAGGCCGCAGGATATTGGAGGGATACTGATGAACGAGCTCGAACAAATCGTACAGATCGTGCGGATCGGCACGGTTTCGGCCGTAGACAAGGAAAAGAGGATGGCCCGGGTGATCTACAAAGATTTGGGCATCACCTCCGGCTGGCTCTATGTGCTGGATACCCATCCTCATATACCTGACTATGACCCTGCGCCCCAGGAGACGGAAACTGAAACCTGCCAGGTGCCGCATAAGCACAAGCTGATCATCAAGCCCTGGCTGCCCAACGTCAACGATACCGTGGTTTGCCTCTACCTGCCCGCGTTCAACGCCGACGGCATTGTACTGGGGGCGATCAGCTCATGATTGTGGGAACTCTGGGGGATATTGTCTTTGAGACGTCCTCGCGGTATATCCTCACCTTCAACAACTTTGCCCAGACTGTATCCGCCCGCTATGCCACCCATGAGCGCCACGCCACTACGGCCCTGACCGAGTTTACCGGCATCGACCCGGAGAGCATCACGTTCGACATCATCATGTCGGCCTACCTCGGCGCAGACCCGGCCGCCCAGCTAAATGTCCTGCGCGAGTATGTCCGCAGCGGTACGGCAATCTCTCTGGTGCTGGGCACAACGGTCTACGGCGATTACCGCTGGGTCATCACCGACTACAAGGTAAAGGCGGAGCACTTTTCGCAGTCCTCTGGCTGGAACAGCGTTACCTGCAGCGTAACGCTGCAAGAATATCTCGAATCATAAGGAGCGATGACCATGACCTATACAGTGAGAGCATCGCCTGATGCGGCCTTGACCCTGAACGAGACGGACACGGTGACCTCCGTGCTGCAAAATATCGGGATCATCCTGCGCACCCGAGTCGGCAATGTGCCGCTGCAGCGCTGGCTTGGGCTGAAGATGAACTGGCTGGACAAGCCTGCCAACGTCGTCCCGACTATGATGGTGTCCGACATCAAGGAGGCCATCGAGCGGGATGAGCCGCGCGCCAAATTCGTGTCGATCTCTTTTGAGGCCGACCCCGACGACCCGGCCAGGGTCATCCCCATCGTGGAGGTGAGCATACGTGAGTCGTAACCCGGAATACCAGTTTGTCAGCACTGCCACCGACAAATTGCTGAGCCTCCTGATCGAAGGGTACGAGCAAATCACAGGGCGCACCGTCCATCCGGCCGACCCGGACCGGCTGTTCATCGATTGGGTGGCGGCAATCATCGTGCAGGAGCGGGTCAAGGCGAACTACATCGGCAATCAGAATATCCCCAGCCGTGCAGAAGGGGAGAACTTGGATGGCCTCGCCGAGCTGTACCCGGTACAGGAAAGGCCCCGGGCGACGCCATCCCGCACCACCATGCGGATGACCATCAGCGAGCCGCAGTCCAGCGCCATCCTGGTGCCGGCCGGCACCCGCGTCACCGACGCAGCCCGGACGCTGTACTGGGAGACGGAAGAAAACGTCTATGTCCGCCCCGGCGACAGCTACGTCGATGTGACGGCCGTCTGCCAGACGGTGGGCACGGCCGGCAACGGCTATGCCCCTGGGCAGATCAACCGTCTGGTAGATGTGTTTGACTACTATCTCCACTGCGAAAATCTCACGGTTTCAGATGGCGGGTCCGACGACGCCACCGACGAGGAATTCTACGAGCTGATGCGGGCCAGCCAGGACAGCTACAGCACGGCGGGGCCGCTGGGCGGGTACATCTATCACGCCAAACGGGTGTCTACCGAGATTGAGGACGTTGTGCCCAATTCTCCCTCCCCGGGCGTTGTCAACATCTATGCGCTGATGCAGGACGGCACGCCAGCCACCGCGGAAGTCAAACGGGCTATCTACGATGCCTGCAACGCAGAAGAGGTCCGTCCTCTCACCGACTATGTATCGGTGTGCGACCCCGAGCAGGTAAACTACAACATCGACCTGACCTACTACGTCCCGAACGATACCACCCTTTCGGCGGCCGATATTCAGTCCGCCGTCCAGTCTGCGGTAGACGGCTTTGTGGCCTGGCAGTGCGGCAGGCTGGGGCGTGACATCAACCCATCCAAGCTCTACCAGATGCTGATGGCGGCAGGGATCAAGCGACTTGTCCTGCGGGAGCCCGCCTTTACCGTTCTGCGGGACGGCAAGCTGGAACTGGGCCGCACCTATGGCCTCGATGAAATGGAGCTGACCATTCCCCAAGTCGGGGCCGTCGCCAGCATCAACATCGTGAACGGGGGCTATGAGGATGAATAAGTACGGGCCAACCAAGGAAAACCTGCTGCTGGCTTTGCCCCATGTGCTGAGGCAAGACGCCAATATGCTGGCGCTGGCAGACTCCATCGCCACCGTGCTTGCTGCCCAGTGGGACGAGATCGACCTGCTGCGCATCTATCAGCGCATCGATGAGCTGGACGAGGAACTGCTGGATATTCTGGCCTATGACTTCAAGGTGGACTGGTGGGACCCCAACTACAGCCTCGATGTCAAGCGCCAGGTGCTGAAGGACAACTGGCGGATACACCGGATGCTGGGCACCCGGGCCGCGCTGGAACTGGCGCTGTCGGCCATCTACCCGGGCGCACGCGCCGAAGAGTGGTTTGAGTATGGCGGCACGCCCTACTGCTTCCGACTCTACATCGACGCCTCCGACGCCGACATTGGCGACGCGAAGCACCGTCGGGTGCTGGATAAGGTCAACTACTGGAAAAACCTGCGCTCTCACCTGGAGGGCATTGAGTACCACAAGACCATCCCTACCGGTAATCTGTATGCCGGCGTGGGAGTTGTGGCGCGGCGGCATATTTCGATTTTGAATGCCCGGCAGCAGGCGTCCGAGCTTGCCGGCACGCAGTACGCGGCAGCCGGGCTGCAGGCCATGCCGCACAGGACCATCCTGAACGGCGGCGGTATCTCGGAGGCCAGTGTTGCAGGGAAACAGTACGCAGCGTCCGGTGTCCATACCGAGAAGCAGATCTCTGTCTTGAATGGCGGCAGAATTTCCGAGGCGAATGTGGAGGGCAGCCAATATGCTGCATCGGGCATTCACACCGAGAAGGAAGTGCCTATTCTGAACAGTACGACCGCCGCGTCGGACGTCCGCTCTGCGCTGCATAGCGGCGCCGGTTTGGCCCATGCATCCCACAGCATTATTGCCACGAAGGAGGCTACCCATGGCGACCTATAACTCGTCTATCATCACTGAGGCCGGCATCGCACTGATTGCCAAAGTAACGGCCGGCCAGGTGCAGGATATCGACATTACCCGCGTCGTAACGGATGACAGCGATTACAGCGAGGTCGAAAACCTTGCGGCGCTGGAACAACCGCTCAATCTGCGCCACTCGTTCCCTATCTCCAAAAAAGAAGTAGTCAACGAAAAAACAGTTTTCCTGCGCTCTGTGATTACCAACAAGGACCTGGATGACGCAGGATATCGTATTACTGCCCTTGGCGTTATGGCACAGGATCCCGATAAGGGTGAGATCCTGTACGCCGTTGCAACTGCCCAAGAGGGTAAGGGCGACTATTTCGACGCTTACAACGGCTACCTGCCCAGCACCATCACCGTGGACTTTTACATTGAGGTCAGCAATGCTGCCCAGGTGATCATCAACGGAGGGGCTTCTGGTCCCGCTACCGCCGAGGATCTGGAGAAACTGGCCGAAGAACTGGAAAAGCTGAAAGAGGCGGCAGAGCCGCTGTCCGGCTCCGGTGCGCCTACAACTGAAACGGTGGGCGCTGTCGGACAGCACTACATCGACACAGAGACAAACTACGTCTATATCTGCACCAAAATCCTGCCGGATGGACAATATGTTTGGGTCCAGGTCAACGGGGGCAGTTCGGGCGGGTCGGTCGATGAAGCCATCGCCGACCACGACAAGGACCCCAACGCCCACTCCACCATCATTGCGGCGGCCGTTTCCAAAGAGGTTGCCAAAATGGCCGAAGGTGGCTCCATCGTCACCAAAGACACGATGGAGCAGGCGGTGGAGGACCAGGTGGACAAGGCCCTGGCGGCCCTGCCCGCCGGTAGCTACTACGGCTATTTGGACATCACCATCCCGGCGTCGGGCTGGACTGAGGCCGAGGGACCCTCGGCCGATCACAACTATACCTGCGACGTCGCAGCCGAGGGCGTGACGGCCGACCTGATCCCCTTTGGCGGCCCCAAGCTCGGCAGCTGCGGCGTAGCCAATAAGGCGGAGGTCGTCTCCGGGTGTGAAACTTTGGAGGGCGCTGTGCGGTTTTTCTCCAAAAAGATTCCCGAGTCCGACATCTCCGCTTTTATCATCCTGCTGGAGCAGGGCCAGGGGGGAGGTGGCAGTGATATGGCGTCTCCTGACGAGGCGGAGGAGATGCTGGATGATGTGTTCCCGCCCGAACCGTAATACAAGAACAGGAGGATTAAGCAGAATGGCTTATAATGCTGACCACGGCGTAAATCTGGGCGTCCTGAAAAACTCCCTGACGCGGGCCAAGACGGAGTGGCTGGCCGCCATCTCCAAATCTGGCCACGCCCAGTACAAAAAGGTGGATGCCGTGCCGGAGCCGGATGCAGCACAGGAAAATGTGCTGTATCTGGTGAAGAACACCGGCACCAACCACTACGACATCTACGCCAAAATCGACGGCGCCATGGAGCTGCTGGACGATACCACCGTCAGTCTGGACGATTACGTCACCGAGGAGGCGCTGGCCGAAGCTCTGGCCGGCGTGGGCGGCGGCGCTCTCTACGAGGGCACCAAGATCGACCTGGAGGCCGCCGACAGCACCGTCATCGAGGCGTACTTTACCGAGCACAGCGAGACGTCCCCCAAAGCCGGGGACGTCTTTGTTGTTACTACCATTGTCAGCGGGGTGACCTACGAACAGTCGGCCTACCGGTACACCGG